GGAGAAGGCCCAGGAAATCCTCGAGAGCGTCGACGACCGGACGATCAAAGAGGCCAAGCTGAAAGACAAGGTGGGCTCCGCGGTCCAGCTTCTCACGGTCGAACGGCTGCTCACCAACAAGAGCACGGTGAACACCAGCCACCGGTCTGTGGTCGAGCACATCAGCCGTCTCAATTCCATGACCGTGGCTGAGAAGATGAAGCTGATCAAGAACCGGACGGAAGGCCCAACAGAGGATCCCCCGGAAGGTGAGCCCGATGTCGACTGATCAGAGTAAGGTCCTGGAAACCCTGGCCGAGTGGCAGTTTAACCCGAGTGTTTATGCCAGAGAAGCCATGGGCTGGGTTGCGGAGAACGGGACGGTGGCCACGGAACAGCAGGAAGACCTGTTCCGTGTTGTTGGGGAGATGGCCCTGGCGAAGTTGAAGTACAAAGACGTTTGTGACATGCGGGCGCCGAAGTCGTCTCTTACGGAAAGGGATTGGTTTTACATCAAAAAGCAGGGCATCAGCGTTATGTCGGGGAAAGGAACTGGGAAAGGTGGAGCCGCCGCTGTTCTGATATTCTGGTTTTTACAGATGTTTGACCGGTGCAAGAGCCCGATTACCGGCCCCTCGTTTGACCAGATAAACAGAGGGCTTCTAGCGGAATGTCACAAGTGGGCGACCATGAAATCCCCTAAGACCGGGGAACCTATCTCCGCCGTGGGGTCAGAGTTTGAGATACTGAATGATAAAATTTATCTGAAGTCAGAAGGCCCAAAGTCCCGGTTCTTCGCTGTACGAACTGCGCCTCCAGACGCTAACGAAGCACAGCAGAAGGGTGTTCTTGACGGGTGGCACGAAGACGCGATGATGATCGTGGTAGACGAAGCGGCGATCCCGCAGGATGGGGTGTTTACCTCATTTGTCACGACACTGACCAAACCTTTCAATTTTGCTGTGATGTTTTTTAACCCGGTTAAGAATACCGGATTTGCCTTCGATACGCACTATAGCCCGCAATCAGAATCGTGGGTTCAGCTTCATTGGGACTCCAGGAAGTCATCTTTGGTTACCCAGGCGCATCTGGACAACATGGCGAATCGCTACGGGAAGGACGGGCCCGAATACCGGATCAACGTCTTGGGTCTTCCGCCTGTAGACGACCCATCATCGCTTATATCATACGCCTGGATTCAAAACGCGGTCGACCGCTGGGAAGCCGACACCGACGAGACGTGGAAGGATTACCCGATTGTCGCTGGATTCGATCCCGCCCGCGAGGGAAAGGACGAGAGTGCCTACGTCGTTCGGCGGGGGATGCGGGTCCTCCGGGTTGACGGCGTTCGCCTGACCAAGAGTGACGAGTTGGGGGACTGGGCCCTCCAGCAGATGGCCGCGGATGAGGTTGATGTGATGTACATCGACTCCGTGGGCATCGGTGGTCCGATGATGGACTACATGAAGAAGACGATGGCCAATCCCTTCAAACTTCGTGCCGCGGATGTGACCAAGGCGGCAAACCTTGATCGGTACTATCGGGTCCGGGACGAGAAATGGTGGAAGGTCCGGGAAGTCTTCGAGAAGGACTTGATTCAGATCCCGCCGGATCGTATCCTGAAGAATGAGTTGGGGTCCATAAAACAGGCTGGGCAAACGGACAAGGGGAAGACGCGGGTGGAAACCAAGAAAGAAATGAAGGCCCGTGGGATGCCAAGTCCGAACAGGGGAGATGCGCTGATGATGACGTTTTTTGCCAATGACGATGCGGTCATGGCGGCGAAGCGTGACAGCGGCGACGCCTACGACACTGACGATGAGCCGGGGAATGCCGGTCTTTCGTGGATGGGAAGGTGAAATATGCCGCTCTTGAAATCTACGGTTTTTGACAGCCACTGGCATCTGATCTACGTCGACCCGAAAGACCCTACCAAAGCCATGACCTCGGAGGAAGGTTCCGGGGATTCTTTGCACAGGCACAATGTCCAGATCGCGGAGGGGTCTCCCCTTCCGGTGCTTATGCCTTTCGCGGATCCGGACACCGGGGAGGAACACTCCCACGACCCGGCCAACGCGGAGGTCAAGGTCAAGGAAGAAACCACCGGCAAGAAGTTCATGTCAGAAGCGGCCAAGGCCAAAACGATGACTGAGGTTCTGGAACTTTTCCGGGTGGCGAATGCCTGTGAGAAGGACAGCATTGAAGAGGCCAAGATCGCCAACGACTATCGGAAGGGCGACCAGTGGAAAGAAAAGGACAAGAAGGCCCTCACAGACGATGGCCGCCCCGCCCTGGTGCTGAACCACGTTGCGCCCATGCTGGATCTTCTTTCCGGTTATGCCAGGCAGAACCGCATGGACTGGAAGTGGTTCCCCGTGGAAGCGTCTGACAACGGGACCGCTGATCTCTTTAACGCTTTGTCAAAGCACGTCGCCAAGCGGACGAACATGGAGGCAGAGGAGATCGACGTTTTCGATGAAGGTGTCATGTCCCGCAGCTTCTTCGAAGTGGTTCCGGATTTCACCAAAAACCCCCTGGGCGAAGTGCGGATTTCGCACTTCCCCAGCAGAAATGTGCGGTGTTTGCCCCATCTCAAGAAAGACCTGAGCGATTGCGACGGGCTGTTCAAGATCAAGGACATCAGCCTGGCCGAAGCGAAGGCGACATATCCCGATCTGGCGGACAAGTTTGACTCACTCTTCGTGGCGGGAGATCTCCCCCCAGATTCTGCGCTGAAGGACGTCGCCCCGGAAACCAAGCTCGTCGAGAGTCCGGACAGATACGGCGCCACGGTGGCGACCGAGATGGTCGACCTGGCGCTTTGCCGGGATACCGTTGTGGACATCGGGCGGAAGAACATTCGCCTCCTCGAGTTTGAGCGGAAGGAATACCGGGCCGCGCACTTCGTTCTGCTGCTCGCGGAAACGTCGGCGGTAGAGGTGGATGCGTCCACGGCGGCCAAGGCCGAAACGCTCGACCCCCTCGTGAAGGTCATGGACACACGGGCCACACGCGTTCGGGTCACGTTCTCCGCGGGCCCGTTCGTCATCAAGGATGGGTTCCCGGCCCGGCCTTTCAAGGACGAGTTCTCCCTGGTCCCATTCTACGCGAAGAAGGATGAGGACGAATTCTGGGGGAAGGTCCGGGATGTCATTGACCCCCAGAATGAGATCAACAAGCGCCACAGCCAGATCATGGACATCCTGAACAAGATGTGCGCCTACGGGTACCTCTACGACAGCGAGACCTTCGAGACTCCCGATGACGCACGAAAGTTCGACGCCTCGGCAGCCACACCGGGATTCCGTCTCCGTGTGAAAAGCACCAAAAACCCCCCGCTCAAGATGGAGGGGGCAAAACTCCCGAACGAGATCCTGGCCATGGAACAGACGTCCATTCAACTGTTCCACTCCATCTCCAATGTCAATACCCAGGTTCTTGGGCAGGCGGGCCCTTCGGAGTCGGGCGTGTCCAAGCAGATGCAAATGCGCCAGGCCATGGTCGGGAACGAGTTCCTGTTCGACAACTTCGTTCTGGCCAAGCGCAAGGTCGGCCGGTTGATGATGGGCTGGGTCAAGATGATCTATGGTCCGGACCGGGCGGCCCGGATCGTTATCGCCCACGCGGCGAAGTCCGCGAAGGACGAGATGCCCGTTCAGATCGGTGGCGAGGCGATCCCGGCACAGCCGAACGATGAACAGGTCAACTACTGGACCGAACAGATTTCCACGCTCTGGTCCGAGTCCGACATCATGGACTACGACCTTGAAGTCGGGGAGGGTATGCTGAGCCCGACCGCCAGGCAAGCGGCGTTTGCCCAGTGGCTGGAAGCCGCCAAGACCGGGGTGACCGTGCCCCCGGAATTGCTGATGGACTTCTCCGATCTGCCCGAGGGGCAGAAGCGCCGGTACCTGTTGCTGATGAAGAAGATGCAGGAACAGCAGATGGCGCTCGACAACCGCAAGGTCGAAGCCGAGATGATGAAGGCCCGGGGTGGTGCTCCCATGCCGGCCGCCACTCTGGAAAATCAGAGGGCGGTTCTGAACGGCGGTCCTTCCGAACAGATGGGCCAGCCTGGGCAACCCGGTCCCCAGGGTGTGCCGCAGGGCGGACCCCGAAGGTAGTATCAGTTTTTCGATAATAGGTTCTTGACTCCCGAGTTGATTCGGGAGAAGATATGAGTGACGGAGGTTTACATAACATGGGTGATCAAGACAAGGAAATCGGAGCAATGTCCGACCAGGAACTGGTGGCGGCTATCGCCAAGGGTTCCGACTCGGAAAATCCCGACAATTCCGCCAACGCCACGACCCCTGAAGGAACTGCCGAAGCGGGCGAAAAGCCTGCCGAGGGGGAAGCGACCGCTGAATCGGAGCCGGGGAATGCCGGCCAACCCGTGGCTGCGGAGGCTCCCGCCGTTCCGGCAACTCGCGCCGAGTTCGACGCTCTGACCACCAAGTTGAATACCCTGGTGTCGGAGACGGAGAAACTTCGCCGCGACAACGAAAACCTCCAGAAGCTGAATGGCCACCTGGGAAACCAGTTGGGCCTTCTGCGCAAGCCCCCGGTGGTTCTGCCCACGGACACCGAAATGCTTTCGGAGCCGGTGGCATCCACCAAGAAGGTCGTCGAGGCCACCCTGAACGAGAAGGAACAGATCACGCAGGCGCAAGCCGAACTGACCCGACGGCGTTCGGAAGAAGTGGTCTCCGTCGTTCGGGATAACGTCCCTGATTTCTCGGAGCATATCGAGGGCATGGCGAAAATCCTGGCGGAGCACAAAGCCCCGGCCGAGTTCATCGCCATGTTCAAGAGCAATCCGGTGCACGTCATTCCGGATGCCGGTCATCTTATCCAGTTGGCCGCCCGGGCCAAGGAACGGAAGCTGACCGAGGCGAAGGACGCCGAAATCGTCGACCTGAAAAAGCAACTCGAGGCGGCGAAAAAAGGGACCACGAGAATGGCGTCGAACCTCAAGGACGCCGCCGCCGCCGGCCCCAGTATCACCAGTACCACGGTGAAAACCGGAAAGTCGAAAGCCGAGGCAACGCCCGACTTCGCGACGATGAAGACCGAAGACCTCAAGAAATGGCTCTCGAGCCACAAAGACGTCGACGGCTAAAACAAGAAGGAGACAATTCCCATGTCGGTCACCTCTCAGACCAGTGCCAACAAACTCACGGTCAAAGCGTGGCACGAACTGTTGTTCCGTGACACCGAGAAGGAGCTTTACTTCGACCGGTTTACCGGCGAAGACGAAAACTCCATCGTGCAGATGGCCCGCGATCTGGCCAAGGGCCCCGGCGATCAGGTCACCTTTGGCCTGGTCCCCCGCCTGACGGGCGACTTCATCCTGGGCTCGTCCGGGTTGAGCGCCGAAGGCCGGGAACAGGCCCTGACCAGCTACTACCTCGAAGTCCTGCTCGAGGAATACAAGCTGGCCGTCCGCTACAAAACCGGTCTCGATCTGCAGCGCCCCATCTGGGAGATTCCCGATGTGGCCCGCAAGCGGATCATGACCAACACCGCGGAGAAGATCGACCAGTTGCACTTCAACGCGCTCCTCGCCTCGCCCACCCGCATCCTGGCCGGCGACGGCACCATGAAGACCACCGC